CGTAAAAATGCCAGTAGAAGGGTTGTATTGGAGCTTAGTAGAGCTTGTATATTCTGTTGATAGGTTTCCGCTTGTTTGGTTAGCAAACAAAGGATAACGAGTGCTATTTGTAGTGGTGTCATCGGTTACAGTCGCATAAGAGGTTGGGGTTGACCAAGTCGGTGCGCCTGTGCCACCTGAGGTTAAAACTTGACCTGATGTGCCTGCTGCGCTAATAGCTAGGGCAGATGCTCCTGAATATACGATTCCGCCTGCTACAGCCGCTAAATTAGCCCCTGTGCCACCGTTAGATAAGGCAACCTGGCCGACAATATTGCCAGCCTGAACCGATAAATTGCTTTTATTGACATAAATTGCACCAGTTGTTGAATTTACATAAGCAACAGTGCCTATTTTGATTGCATAACCTGTCGATGGAATGGTGTTTTGGTAGTAACCAGCAGAATATGGGGATAAATACAGCGTATCACCTACTGTATAGATTCCAGTATTTACACCTTGAATTAGGCCAATCGTTGTTACATAACCAGCCGTTCCAGTAGGAATAGCCTGGTTAGCAAGACCAATCACGTTTCCTGTCGTAAGACTATTAGCAATCGCCAAAGCTACGTTTGGATAGGTATATCCGCTACTTGTAGAGGTTATGTAAACAGGCTGACCAATATTGATCGTAGAGCCTGTATTGTTATAAACCTTTAATTGGACTTCTTCGCCAATATGTAAAGTATTATTTGTAACATCGTTGTAATAAGCTAAAGAATTAACATTGCTGTCATACCATAAGCGACCAACGTTATAACTTGGCGCAGAAGTCGCTGTGTAAGTCTCATAACTAGAAATCGTAGGTGTTGCCATCGTAACGCTAGTAAGCGTAGAGGCTGTCGAACCCAAGCTAATTGATGTAGAGCCAATCGTAATCGAGCTATTAGCCAAATAGCTGTTAGTAATAGGGGTTGCGTTCCAAACACCAGTCGTAACCGTTCCAAGCGTAACTAGGCTTGTAGAGCCAGCCAAAGGCGATGCGCCTACAGTATTGTAAGAAATAGTCTGTGCGCTAGAACCGTTAAAAGTAGTGCCTGAGGCTGCGCCTGAACCGCTATTATTGAATGTAATGCTATTCGTTACAGAGCCTGCGGTAGTTGCCGATGTAGCTGTGGCAGCGTTTCCACCAATAGATAAACCGCTTGCTGTGCCTATTAAACCTGTTCCAGGGCCACTAAACTGGGTTGATGCCGTAATAGTAGTGCCACCAACGGTTGAACCGCTAATTGGAGTGCCTGTAATACTTCCGCCAGTAATAGCCACGTTATTAGCGTTTTGAGTAGACATAGTGCCTAGACCGCTAACCTGGGTATTAGCAATAGCAATAGGGGTCGTTGTTGCGCTTGTAATTTGACCTTGTGCGTTTACTGTTATAACAGGAACTGCGCTTGCAGAACCATAAGTTGATGCTGAAACACCAGTATTCGTAATGCTAAAAGTATTAGAAGCTAGGGTTAACCCTGTGCCAGCAAAATAGGTAGCTGATCCTGAGAACTGAACCCAAGGCATCGCTGTAACATTTATTGTGCCTGTTTGTGTTGCAGTGCAAACCCAACCTGTGTCTGATTGGCTGCCGTTTAAAACTACGGTGTATGCGCCTGGCACTTCTGCCCAAACGTCCATATCTACGGCTCTTGTCCAGCTAGATGCCGATGCGATATAGATGCCGTTATATTGGCTAGAAGACTGGTTCTTTACGAGAACTCGGTCTCCTGCTAGGGTAGTATAGCCATCAATTGTTTGTAGCCCTGAGAGCGTTATATTGGCTAGTGTGGCTACTGCGCAGGCAGCCTTAGGGCCTAAACCTTGCGCTACGGTATCAACATAGAACTTATTGGCAATATCCGTATTGTTACTAGGGGTTGTGCTTATTTGCCCTGTGGTAGCCGATACATTGGTAAAAACCCCTGTGGAAGGGGTAGTTGCACCAATAGGCGAGCTATCAATGGTCGAGTTTGTAATGGTTAACCCTGACTGAACAGGATTAACCGTTGCAAAAAAAGGCTGACCTTGCCCTATAAAGGTATTAAAAGACCCATCTAGGTTAAAGTAAGCCTGAACAGGCAGTAAATTCTGCGTAACAGAATCATTAACAGCCATAAAAGTCCTTTATAGGCTTACGATTGGTCCGCCATTGGCATTACATAAAGCGTTGTTCCTGAAGTTCCAATTGCAGTAATTGAGAAAATAGGAGGGACAGCGATTACTGTTGGTTGGGACATAGTTACACCCAAAACAAACGATTGGCTCGTATTTCCGCCTGAAGGCAATACAGCTGCAGGAGCGGAAGTTGGGGTAATAGTAATAGCAACAGGATTAGCTGAAGTATTCAAAAATCCGCAATAGTTGACCTGGTCATTGCCATTTGGGGTAATGGTAACGGCTGTTGAGGCCGTTCCACTAACCGTAATAGCAGTTGTAGGGCCAACAAAACGGTAGACCGATGTGTTTGCCATGTTTATTCCTTAAGCAGCGTTTACTGGCGCTGGGTTACCTTCAATACGGACGATTTGAATAGTATATACACCGCTTGCTGGCTTTAAAGTAGCAGTAGATGTCAAATTGCCGTATTGAATGGTCAAAACACCAGCAGCTAGGCAATCAGCTTCTGCAATAACAACACCAGCAGTTTGTGAACCGTTATAACCAAAAACGCAGATTTGATCGGTAGTCAACAAGCCAGGAACGTTATAAGTAACAGCGGTTGTAGTATTGGCAGCTAATGAATTTGAGGTATTGTCAAAAGTAGGCTGAATATAAAAGGTTTCATGGGAATTCCCACGAGTTACGGTAGTGCTAGACATAGTTTTTCCTTTGCAAAGAAAACCCTAAAAATGGGTTAATTAATTATAAGACCAAATAGAAAAAAAGCCACCCTTTTAAAGATGGCTTTTTCCCTTACATCAGCTCAGATTAATAGTAGCCTGGGCTTAGATCGTAACCGTAAACATAAACGTCCACAGTCGCTGTAGCTACAGCGGTTGTTTGGTTAATGTATAGGGTTTGTGCTGACAAAGCGGTAGCAGTGTCAGTTGAGGATGAAACAGTTACATAGGAAGGAGTAGTTTGACCAGTTAATGCTGCTGTGGTCAAAACTGCAGTTCCTGAACCGCTTGCACCTAAAGGTGCTGTGTAGATACCCAAAGCAACAGAAGCTACGGATTGCGTTGCACCGTTGTTGTTTGCGTTAGCAATAACAACAGTTACAGGCAAATACAAAGCGCTGTTGATTACAGGCAATGGTGTATCACCCAAAGCTGCAACGCTAACACCCTTGAGAACTGCTAAAACACGCAGAGCTTGTTGGCTGTTAAGGTTCGATGGGTGTGTTGAGTTAGTAATTGCTGGTCCTGGATTAGACATATAGTTTCCTTTCGTTATCCGTTAAATTAAGCTGCAACTCGGCAAGCAAGTTCAGGATACAGAGGAGCCCATCCATACAATACGTCAAGACGAGTAGGAATACTGTCATTATTGATTGTATATTGGCGAACCACACGCATGCTGAGACCAATTTCTTTATCAGACGCACGTCCAGCAAAGTGAACACCCTCTGGCAACTCAAGGTCAGCTACTGCAAGCGTAAACGCATTGCGGTGGAAGATCATGTTTTGGTTAGAAGTTGTGCCAGTGCTATTGAAGAACGTTACAGCTTGAGCGCCAGTAGAAGTTACAGAAACGTTTTGGAACTGACCACCAGTAATAACTGCTGGAGATACGTTTACAGAAACTGAAGAACCTGAAGCAACAGAAACAGCGCTGTTAACTACAAAGTTACGCAGTTTGCCGTAGGACTGACGGTTCTGTGGGTTAACTGCATATACACCAGCGATGGTGAATGTATCGCCTTGGTTCAAGTTGATTGTGCCTGTGTTAGCAGCAGTCAAAGTGATGGTGCTGTTAGAAGCCCAACCAGAGGTCAAGAAACCAGTTGCAGTTGTAACGTTTACAGAGCCAGTAACAGTCGTTGTGCTGAAGTTACCGTATGTTTGTGCTACAACGTTTTGATCAAGTTTCCAGTTCATGCCAGCGGAATCACGACCCATCAAGCCTTTACGATACTGCTCGCCAATAGCTTCTTGTGGAACGAATAAGCCCTTCAAGCTGTCAACGATAGTTGCAGAAGTAAAAGGATCAACGATACAAGCACGACGGCCATCACGTGGAGCGCCTTCAGAGTCGAGGTATGCAGCAGCGGACAAGTAAGTGATCAAGCCAGTTGGAGGTGTGCCAGCAACGCCTACAGTGTTGTAAGTTGCGTTCTTAGCCATTACCAAACCGTCTCTATCGATTTTATTTGCAATCGCAGCTACCGCAGGTTTCAGAACTCTATCTGAAAACATATCGAGGCTTAATGCCAAATCTTGAGTTGTAAATTGTGTGTCCACATGGAATTGTGTCGACAAAGTTACAGGAACAGAAGTCTCATTGAAGTCTTCAACGTTAAGAGCAGGACCTGTAGTTCCGATGAAACGACCTGGACGACGGACGTTAACGGTATTACCAATCTTAGCACCCACGACAGCGAATTGATCGTCATAGTTACGATCCACTTCAGAAGTGAATGTCAGTTCGTTTTCGAGGACCATCAACGCTTCGTTGGTGATCTTCGAGATAGTTAATAAATTATTACTCATCTCATTTTCCTTAAATAGAAATTAGGTTTTACCTGATCCGTCTAGCTTTGCGGAGTTCTTTGTATTGCGCATAGGTCAACTTATCTGTATCAGAAGTTATAACCTCGGCACTACCAGTTCCCTTCAAAGGACTAATCGGAGCAGGCGCTTTTGACTGCACAGCAACAGGCTTCTTCGCTGGTTCGGCAGTTTCCTGTTCAAACCTAGCCTCCAACTTCCCAATCTCTCGTAAGGCTTTAATAAGCGGCATTCCTGCCACCTTATTTGCGTATTCTGTATTTGACGCTAGTTCATATAGAATTTGTGGGCCTACATCCGACTCCAAGATTGCGTCCCTAATTTCGTTTGAAACCTGGACGTTACTTGATGTCACTAAATCGTCAAAATCAGGCAGGTTTGGCTTTGCTTTTTCTAGCTTTTCAGACCATAACTTTTGGATTTTGGCCTGTTCTTCCGCAGCTTTCCGCTCCGCTTCCTGCTTATCACGCTCATATAAAGCCTTTTCAGTCGACCACATTGCGAGTGCTTTCGCATACTCAATGGCATCGGTAAACTGATCCGCTCTTGGCTCATCTCCTACAGGATCGATTTCTTTAGGTTGGGTCGATACCGTTTCAAATTGCCGTAAACGCTCCTCTAGGGCTTTTTTTTCAGCTTGAGCTTTGGCAGCTTTATCTTCTGCCTCTTTTCTAGCCTTAGTAAGCTCAGAGAATCTTTTCTCGAGTTTAGGATTTTGTTTCCGTTCCTCTGTTGCTTTTGTCTCAGGTTCTGACGCTGGTTCACTCTCACCTTCAGCTTGCTCAATCGGCTCTGATTCAGGAGTTTCCTCTACTGTTTCAGCCTCAACTGGCGCTTCCTCGGCAGCTAAACCAAGACGATTCATGTTCCAATCGACTAAATTTTCACTTGTTACTACATTTGATGCTAACCGCTCTTGCACTTCTGACATGGATAACTCCAAGAATTAACCCAATGAATCCATTGGTAGATTGTTACTTTTTAACACAAAATTTTATTAAACACAATCAAATTGCTCTTTCGATTGCCTCAGCTTCGGCTTCCTTCTCAGAGCGTAAATTTAAGTGCGCCAATACTAGGGCTAAGTTTGCCTTTAAATGTTCTATTTCTAGCTTGGTTTGATTGTTAATAACGGTATCTGTTTGTTTAGCAGAGTCACGCATTTCAATATCATGCGCCTTAGCAGTCTGACGCATAAGCTCTCGCTTAGTTTCTGCATCTTCTTGCATCTGTTTAACAGAACTGTTGTGCTTAATATCAAGCTGTAATTGCTGGATAATTTGCTGTGCCTGCTGAAGTTGAGCCTGCATATTCTTAACCTGCATCTGAACTTGTGGCGGAACAGGCGATTTATCGTCAATTTGAGCCATTGGGTTAGAAGCAGCCAAGCGGTCAGCAATAATATCTGCGCCTGGGAAGTCCATATTACGCACAAATAGGTCGCCAGCGACTTGGATAAGCTGAGGATCGGCAGCAAATAGCCCTGTCATCGCCTCTACAGCTTCTTGGCGCTTCGATGAATAGCCAGGGCCTGTATCCATTACAACGTCATATTTGCCAACGGATACGTCGTTTAGAATCTTTTCTACACCTTGCTCGTCAACGGAGCGCTGGTTTAGCGTAACCAATTCAGGCTTGCCGTCATCGCCAATTATGCGCAACACTCGCTCAGTATCGTAAATTTTAGGAATCAAATCCAAAATAATACGGCCACAATAGGCAATAGAACGAGTCAGGTTGTCATAGTAATGGTAGTTAACCATGTCAACTTGCTGCTGTTGACCTTGGATAGCCTTGCCTGACATATTTCCTTGCGGTAGCTGGCTAGGGTCGTATATACCAACCACAGCCTGCAAGTCTGCGTTCATACCGCTTAATGCAGCCATAACCCCTGTAGGAGGCTGTTCAGGCGATTGTCTTGTAGGAGGAGGAGCCATCCGTCCTTCTGTATCCGTCTGCTTGTAACGCAAATAAGGTGTGGCTTTAATATTAGCCATTGCCCATTCGTTTTCATGGCCTTCGTCTTGGCCTTCAGCAAGAATCCATTTAGCCTTAGGCGCTAGGGCTACGGTCTCGGTCAAGCTGGTGGCCCAGTAGTTATACATACGCTGTGGGTCTTTAGCCATGCGAACCAAGCCAAACTTCTTGTGCTTGGAATCGACAATGACCTGCTGGCCATATACAGGAATAATAGGAATAAACTTACCAGCCCAATCACCCTCTTCAAGGATTTGCATAGCGGTTAGCTTGCACCACTTGATTTTCTTTTTATAGCTATCTCGCTTGTCTAATACCTCAATATTGGCAGCCTCGAGCAGTTTTTTAACTTTTTTGTATTCGTCCTCATAAAGGCTAGTGCCATCGGATAAATAGTAAAGAATGGCTGGCTCTTTGACGGTATAGAAGTATTCGGCAATACGAATATCTTCCTTCATTACCCATTCAGAGTTGGTATCCCCAGTGCCTCTGCTACTAAAGCCTTGATCTACCTCAGCCCAGGGGTATAGGACCTTGAAGTTTCGTTTACTTATTACGGTAGTAATTAAGCATCGCTCAGCATCAGAACCATCTGGCAACTGGGAATTAGGATCAAAGTAAACAGTAAAAGGATTATCAATAGGACGGATATAGATC